ACGGCACCATCGGCACCCGCACTCGGACCTCTGCCTCCGCGCAAGATCACGTCACCGCCGATTACTCCGGTAGCGAAGTGCGCACCCGCGACAGTTACAGAGCCCGGTATGCCTGCTTGCCCAGGCGACCCACCTGTAATGGTGATATTGCCGCCGGGAGAGTTTGCTGCGAGAACATCACCGGATCCACCGACGATTGCGACTAACCCGCCAGCAAAGTTGTTGGCAGCAAGGCCGCCTCTGAGGGTCAAAGTGCCGCCGACACCCGCCGAGGTGGAATCGCCCGCTGCGAGCGTGACAATGTTGCCAAAGCCAGTCACGCCAGGTGTCGATATCGTCTGCCCTGACACCGTGATGTCGTTGCTGGACAGGACTGTGCCGCCTGTACCGCTCCACGTCGCGATCCCTTTGTTGGTCGAGGATCCTGGTCCGGTAAGACCGCTTCCGCCCGCTGCCCACGACAGCACGCCCGAGCCGTCGTTGGTCAGGACCGTGGACGCTGCGCCCTGCGCAGCCGGCCACGTCATCCCGTAGCTGCCTGTGACGGACGCCGGAGCCTTGATGGAAACGACGTTGGCGTTGTCGCCGACAAACCGAAGCCGCGAAGCCCTGTTGTCGTTCTGCGTGCGGTTGATGAAAACAGACCCGTCGTTGGCGACAACGCTGCCTTGGCCGCCGGCGAGGAATACGTCACCACCAACCGTGCCCCCAACCCCACCCAGATTCGCGCCACGGATGGTGACGTAGCCAGGCGCGCCAGAGTTATCGACGTAGCCGCCGTAGATCTCGACAAACCCACCGGCGTTGCCTGCGCCTACAGCGTCTCCACCGTAGAGAGAAAGGTTGCCACCGGGGCCAGAAACAATGGGGCCACCACCGGACACGCTCACATTCCCGCCAGGGCCTATGTTCTGACAGATGCCACCGATGATCGCTACAGGCCCACCACCGTCAGCACCTGTGCCGCCACGGATAACAGAACCTCCTGCAGTGCCGCCGCTGAAGGCAGGGCCGCCCTGCAACTGCGCGTCGCCGCCAAAGCCCATGCCGTGGCCAGCGCCACCAGTAGCGAGGAACGTACCGCCAAAGCCGTTCGAGAGGCCTGCCGCAGCGTCGATGATCACATCAGCGCCGTTGCCTGTGAGGTTCTGCCCGCTCCGCAGGTAAAGCCGCCCGCCGTTGCCTGCTGTGCCGACGCCGCCGGCGATCGTAACGTCAAGCCCAACCGCAGCACTGTCCGCAGTGAACGTCGGCGCGAGGCTCGCAGACATCACGGCCAGCGCGGAAACAGTAAAGACGCTCTGCTTGAGCAGCTTGCCTGTCACACCGTTGAACAGCGGGATCGTGTCGTTCACCGAACTCACGGGCCCGACAACATCGCCTACAATGCTGATCGCCTCGACCTTCAGGTACAGATCCCTGAGCGCCGAGTAGTATCCGCCGTAACTTCCTGCCGCAAAGTGCCCGCCAGCGATGGGCTCGTTCGTCTCGCTCTCGATCACGTAGGAGGCGCCATTGACCAACGTGGCGTCTGCGCTCGCGCGCTCATTCAATGCGGGTATGCGCAATCCTCTCCCCGGCGTGAGGACTGCGAACGTGCGCACGCTGATGCTCTCTGTAGGCAGCGTCGCGTCAACAGTGAGCTGAATGCGGTAAGTTCCGTAAACGGCAGTCGACGGCGTGAACGTACTCGTGACGCCTGATGCCACCAACGAAGGGGCCGCTGTGGTGTCCTCATCAGGCGTCCACAGCAACTGCCAAGCGTTCGTGGTGCCAGGAGTCACGCTCGTCAGAGTGACCACAGCACCTGTCGACAGACCGTCCGAGCGCGACTGTCCAGCGACACCTGCCGGTCTGCCGGACTGATCGATCTTGATGATAGCAGCCATCTTTAGACCGCGTCCGGGTTCATGGAGCTTTGCAGCGCTCGGTTAGGATTGGTGCTGATGGTGGTCACCATCGAGAGCATCGTGCGCAGAACTTGGAGCCGCTCAGGTGTCACTGACCCGGACGGGCTCACAACCTCGGCGCCTGTGACGATCAGGCCTTGCACCAGGCGCAAAGTCTCCACGATGCCCTCAGGCGTCAGTGCCTCACCGGGTGAGAGGCTGTTGATGTAGAGCACCACAGCCGTGCGGGCTTTCAGCGCCACGGTGTCCACGTTCGCGCTCGTGTCGAAGCTGAGCGCGAGCTGGGCCGACTGCAGAATCACCTGCGCCACGATCACATCGATGTACGCACCTGCCGCGCGCACGTCCACCAACGCCTCGTACACGGCGTCGGCTAGCACCTGGCTCTGCGTGGCGTAGGTCGGTGGTGTAACAGCCGCCGTGACCAGCGCTTCAGTGAAGGCGTCGGTAACAACGAGCTGAGCGCGCATGGCAGGGCGGCCAAGCGCGTCCAGGCCCTCGAAGATGCTGGCGCGCTTCACACCCCCGACCGCCAGTGCTGCCTCCTTGATGGCTGAGAGGGTGCCCGCACGGGCTGTCGAGAAGAAGGCTTTGCCGCGAGCGCGCAGGTCGTCGTCGCTCTCCTCGTCCGCTCCGCCACTGGTGGCCAGCGTGTTGGTGACCGCAAGCGTGGCAGGAGCGCCTGAGAGCGTGCTGACGAGGGTTGTGATGACGCCCGCCTTCGCTTGCTGAGACAAGCCTGCTTGCGCCGAGCGCACTGCCACGAGCACCGGGCCGGTGCTGTTCGCTGGAAACGTCGCGTCAGAAGTCGTGAGGAACTGCCGCCCGTCGTTGGTCTGCACCTTGGTGCCGGTCGGGATTCCGAATTGCACAGCCGTCGCGGCGCTCGTGCTGAACTGAACAGTGCCGAAGCTCGGGCTGGCCGACTTGGCGCTGATGCCGTAGCGATCGAACACGAGCCTGCGCAGATACTGCCCGCGGGCAGAGTCGAGGAACTGCCCGGCGCACATACGGACCAGGTGCAGGACCAGCTCGTCCCCGACGCCTGCGCTGGCTGCGACGATGGCGTTGACGTCTGTTCCCTCGCGCTCCACGACATCACGGCGCAAGCGGCTGTTCTTGGCCAGGATCTCGTCACGCCCGGTCCGAAACAGATCATCGTAGCTGGGGAATGCTGACACAGGTTCTCCTCCTACAGACTCACAGTGGGCACAAAAAACGTGTCGCGGACCTCACCACCAGTGGCTCGCAGCTTGGCCGCGAGCATGATTTGCAGCGTGCCGTTCGCGCCGAGCCGCACGCTGACGCTGACTTCGTCGACTTCGGGCTCGAGCTTGAGCTGCCTCTCTACGTCGGCCTTCAACGCAACGAGGCGCGCGCTTCCCAGCGGCTCCTTCAGTGCAATCCCGAGCCCGTACCTGACCAGGTGAAAGAACTCGCCGGGGTTGGTCGTCAGGCGTCTCAAGAACAGCTTGCGCAGAAGCGGCACGCCGCTCTCGGTGTCGTAGTCGCCGCTTGCGCCGACCGTGAACACGGCTCCGCCAAGCCCTTCGCCAAATTGCGGCTTGGCGAGGTCGACCATGGCGTTGCGCGAGGCTTGGTTGGTCTCGGCAGCAGCCTGGCACCCGTCGAATAGTGCCGTTTTGGGACTGCTCGCAAGCCAGCCGTTCTCGTCGGTTAGCGCAAGGGCCTTCACCGTGTGGTCTGTGCCGCTTGGGCCGAGCTTCTGCAGCAGGTAGAGCTCGAACACCGACGCCGGGACGGCGCCAGGCACCTCGCGCACGCTGAGCACTGTGAACTCGGCCAGCGTGTCGTTGCGAAGCACGGTCCAGGTGCGCGGGTTGAGTGCGCCCGTCAGCCGTGCGCCCCTGCTGAGAAGCACGCGCACCACCAGCTCACCCCGCGCGTGGGCAGAGGAGATGGTGAGCGCAGGCGCCGCAGCGAGGCCGTGGGGCGTTATGCCCCACGCTGAGAGTCCCCAGGTCACGTGGCCTCCGTCTTGGTTGCGGCTGTGCTTGGCACTACTGCGACGTAAGCGCCTGGGATCGTCGCTGGTGGCAAAGGCGGCACCACACCACCACCAGTCAGGGAAGCAGGGGCTGCGCTGACATGAACATGCTTGGCAATGGCATCTGCGACCACGAGAGCGATGGCAGCCTCCACCAGCGGTGAGAGCGCCACTGGCTGCGCCGTCTCAGCGAGCCCGAGCTTCACCTTGCCGGTGCCTGTGTTCTCGATGATCACGTCACCAGTGCCCTCGACCCGAATGTCAATGTTGGCGCCCGATCCGCGCAGCTTGTACGAGACGCCTGGCTCCATGCGGATGACGGCATCCGTGGGTGGCTCGTCGCCGCCAGGCGCCCAGTCGGGGTCGGTGCCCGAGGGCGGCAGGTCCCCGCTGTTCCACAGCCTACTGATGATGACAGGCCCGTAGCCTGTGTCGCCCATGGGAACGGCCACCACAACTGTGTCGTCCTTGCGCAAGGGCCACCACGCGCCAAAACCCCCGCCGGCGTAAGGCATGCCGACGTAGCAGGTCTCGATCTCGCCCGAAGGCTGGAACTGCACGTCAGCGAACACGCCGCCTGTGAGACCAGGCACAGCCACCGGGTCGTACCCGAGCTCGAGCACGATGCCGAACGTGAGCCAAGTGCGCGTGTCTGCGCCAGGCCTCGCCATGGCTCCTGGGCTTGGGCGCTTGGGCCTCATACGCCTTCCTGCGATGGCACGAGGAGGTCGAGCGTCGGCCCACCTGTCTTGCTGATGGACTTGTCCTTGTCGAAGGTCTTCTCGATGAAGTTCTGGAAGTCGAAATCGATCTTCAGCCCATCGCTGCCCCAAGTGTAGTGGACGGCGGACACGCGAAAGAACCCTTGCACCTCGTTGATCAGACCGCGCGACGTAGCGAGGATCACCCGCGCCAGGTCTGGCTGGCCGAGTTGCGCCGACAGGTCTGCGACTGCCTTCTCAAACGGTGCTCGCATGTGGTCAGTGTGCGTCGACACCAGCGGCGATACCTTGGTCAGCGCGCGCACGTCGGTGGCGAACTGCACCGCGTCGCCCGGCCGCAGCTTGAGCAAGTCGGGATCTGCATTGTCGCCGCCAAACGAGGCCAGCTTGGTGGTGGTGCACGAACCTGTGATCTCCCCTCGGGCCATTTCTTCGTAAATGGACTGGGCCATCAGGGAGAGCCTCTCCACGTCAGAGACCTCCCCGACTTTCACGAACAGCGTGTCGGCCATGGACTTCACGCCATCAGCGTAAGCGCGGGAAGCGATTGCTTCGGTCGGATACAAGCCTTTGATCATGCGCGCCGCGCCGCGATCAGCCGCGCTCGTGTTGATGCCCACGCAGCACACCTGGCGCGGCTTCTGGTAGCCGCCGAACTTGCGCGCGAACGACATGGAGCCCACATCGCGCCCGTAGACCATCTTGCGCACGCTGATCGGCGCGATGGTGCTGCCAGATTCTGCATCGATGGTACGCGGCAGGCCGCCTTCAAACGGTGTGGGCAAGAACGGGTCAAACCCTGCGCGTTGCTGATCGTACAGGCTCCGAACAGGCCGGATCCTTAGCTCCGTGCCTACGAACGCAGGGATGGCGCCGGCCAAGAAGCACAGCTTCACAATGACATCCCAGAAAGTGACCTTGTCCTCACCGCCAGCGGCGCTGGCACGCCCGCCGGCCTTCTTGCCTTTTGCGCCCTTACGGTTACGCCCGAGCGCGTCTAAGCCTGGCGATGGAGGCTTTCCACCCGGCCACTCTGCAAGGCTCGTGCGCACTTTGATGCCCGCCATCATCGGCTGACACTTGAGCAGGTCGCGAATCACAAGCGTGACGGACTGCGACAGATCTAGCTCATTCAGGATCTTCGTGGACAAAGTGGGATCTGTGGAGATCGGTGTGTCGATCAAGATGCCGCGCATGTCGCGGCCGCCCATGCTTACGGTGCTGCCGTCTTCATCGTGATTCACGCTCCACTCGTCCACCAGGCCTGTCACCAGTCTGTTCGGGTTGGAGGAGCCGCCGAAGAACCCTGTCGGATCGAGCACGCTTGGCTTCTTGCCGCCAAGGAGCTGCCCGTGCATGCCGGCTGCGAACCCGTCCCGCGTTACCGCGCCCAGGTAGATGTCTACAGCGCACGACTTGATGGTGCGCGGGTCAATCGGTAGATCCTTGTACGGGAACGTCAGGTTGAACCGCGCTGCGGGCCTGTGCCCTGGCATCTCCACAGTGGCTGATGCCGGCACGCGGTTCAGCACGTAGCTCGCCGGCCCGCCGGCCAGCACGAGCGGCTGAGATGTAGGCTTGGTGACCGCAGCCGCGCCCTGCACGAACCCCTGTACCGAGTTAGGCTCCCACGCAGGCAACCCAGGCACAGCGATCGTCAGCGTGTCGTCGAAGGCGAGCTTGAGGTTGACCACCATCGATGGGAAAAATACCGACACGTCAGCACCCGTCCCCGTCCGATGACCTTGGGATGATCAGGTTGAGCCCTGCCGTAAGCCCCGCCGACGTAAGCCCGTTCGCTTGCGCAATACGCTTCCAATCGTGCGGGCTTCCGTAGAACCTCGATGCCAGCGAGCGCAGATCATCCCCTTCGCGCGTCGTGACCACTGCCACCGCCGTGCGCTCGACTCTGCGCGCGTACTCGTCTTTCTGTAGAACGGCTGCTGAGACGATCTGCTTCAGGATCCCGTCAACGCGATGGACGTACTCAATGGCTATCATCGTGTCAGCGAACCCCAGCGCGCCTGCTGCAGACAGCGCTGCCGGTCTCGAAGCCATCTGCGCTTTGATGGTCGTGCTAGACCCGGCCCTGTTGGTGCGCAGGTCCCCAGGCACCTGGTTCTTCAAGAAGTCACGCAAGCCGTCCGCCTGGCCGCGAATCGTGTCACAGAGCGCCATCACTGCGCGGGCCACACCGAACGGGGCCAGAACCAGCGCTGTGACGTTGCCTATCGTGTCCGCGATCGCTTGAGTGGCGGCAGCGACGCGCTTGATCCCTGCATCTAGGTCGGCTAGTGCGTCATTGGCCATCGGGAATGTGGGCGGCAGCGCTGCCAGATTGAGTGCATCACTGAGCGTCTGAAACAGCGAAGTCGTGTCGCCCATCGACAACTCCTGCGCGGTGACAGGCGGGTTGGCCTCAGACCTGCTGATCCACGTAAACTCCATCTCCCATTCGAGATCGAGCGCTGTGTGCCACTCCTTCGAGAACTTCGTGATGAAGCCCCGCCGCGCATGGTTGTCCCAGCGCACCTCCACGAAAGTCGCGCCGCGCACCATGTCATCGACGATCTCAGCCGCCTTGTAGGCCTTCTCGACGCGCTTGCCTGCGTACTTCACTGCGACAGTCTCGTTGACCGAGCCGTCGCCAAAGCCTGACCCCAGACCGACCTGGTTCGCAACGCGCCCAATGGCGTTGTCGATCCCGGCAAAGGCGTTGCCGAGCGGGCCTAAATCCGCCGCCGCTGCCGAGTTGGAGGACAGGTACTTGTCGCACCAACGCCCTTTGATGGAAGTGATCTCCTCCTTGGCCCCTAGAACCTGCGCGACGCCTACGGAGTACCCAGGCAACCACGTCATCGTGACCCGCTGGCTCGTGGTGAGACTGAGCGGCCGGTGCGGCAGCCCGCGCCCTTGCAGCTCCAGGCCACTGGACGCAACGCCGAACGACGCGCCAATGCCTGCGAGGGCACCTTGCGGTACCTCCTCAATCACGAACGCGCTGACGCTTGCCATCCGCTAGCCTCCCACGCCGAACATGGGCTCAAGGCCGGACTGCAGCCTGAACTCGCCAATCTTGCGCAAGTCGTTGACGAACGCGATGGCAACACGGTCTGGATCGTACCCCTCCTCGAACTTCTGCGAGATGGTGAACTTCGAGCCCCGGAAATCCTGGTGGATCTTCGCACCGCCGCGCCCGGCCGGTGCCGTGCGCTTCGCTTGCGAAGGAGCGGCGGCTGGATCAAAGTCTGCCGCCATCTTCCAAGGCTGCGTCAGGTGCTGCGCCATGTTGTAACGGTAGTTGGTCTTCTCCAGATCCCGTTGCCGCTGACCAGCCTCCGCGAGCTGCGTGGCGAGATCACTCGACTTCACCATGTTGTTCAGCAGGTACGAGAGCGAGTCTACGGTGTCCGCAGCACTGTAGGCCGCGAACCCAAGTAACTCCACTGAAGTGGTGAGCACTTTCACCGACTGCTTACCGACAGCCTTCAAGAACGGGTCGAGGATCGTCATTATAGACGTCCCAGCACTTGCAAACGCAGGCAGAACCTGTGTCTTGAACTGCGTCGTGATCTCGTCGAACCGCGGCGCAAACTGCTCCCAGTCCTTCGACAAGGCGTAGGCCGCTGTGCCTGCCACCACCGCCACCGCTGCCGTGGCCGCAAGGCCCACTGCGAGCGCGCCGCCTGAGCCCAGGGCCGTGGCGAGCTGCCCAACCCCAGCAACGCCTCTCGCGACGCCACCGCCGGCGCCAACACCAAGGCCGCGCACGATAGTGCGCCCTGCTTGCGCGACGTTGAACGTGATCATCGCGATCGCGGCGCCTTTCACAGCACTTTCGATCCGCTCAAACACGGCCGGGATCTTGTCCGCGTTCGAGAACACGTCTTCGAGGAACGTGACGGCCTTGTCTGCCAACCTTACGATCACGGCGCTTGCGCGCTTCCCGTAGTCCACGATCCGTTCGGCGAAGGCGGTCAAATTGCCGTTCTCGTCCATGAGCAGTGAGTTGATCCGCTGAAGTGAGTTCTTCAGCCCGTCGAACAGACCGGCCGTGCTCGTGCGGAACATCGTTTTGAGGATCGACTGAGCCGTGCCCTTGATCGCGTCGAACGAGCTGGCCGCGTGGTCGATCATCGGCCCCAACGACGCCATCCCCTTCTGCAGGAGCTTGGCGCGCGCCTGCTCGTTCATCTTGTTGAACGCCTCAGCGGTGAGGTTCGCATGACCCTCCACGCGCTGCAGGAACGGGAGCATGCTGGTGAAGGTGCGCACGTCGAGCCCCGCACCACCGCGCCCCACCTGCACCATACGGTTCAGGTCGTTGGCAACCTGCATGGAGTCGATCCCGAACGTGGCGCCCACTGCGGCGATCCGGTTCGTGAACGCAACCATCTCGTCCATCGTCCCGCCCAGCGACTTCTGCACGCTGGGCAACGCCGTGGTGAAGACGCGAACGTAGTCCTCTGCCTCGCCCGGCAACGCGGCGGACGAGAGCTCGATCTGCTTCATCACCCCCGCAGACAGCTTCAACGCGCTGTTGAAGTCGGGCGCTTGGCCAAGGGCACTCAAAAACCCCGCCATCTTGTTCTGCGTGTTCTCGAAGCTGGAGCCGAGCTGCGTCACCGCGCCAATCGACACGCCGCCGATCGCCCCCACCACCGCCATCTTGATGCCGGTGATCACACTCTGCATGCCCTGCACGGCACGCTGGGTGACGTTGGCCGCACTCGCCATCTGCGCCATCTGCGAGCTGAACTGGCCCGCGCCAGTCGCCTTCAGTAGCACGCTGATGATCTGCTCCAACGCCGCCTCCGCCTAGTCCGTGTCTACCCTGCTCGCAGCATGCTCTTCTTCGAGGAGCTTGCCCGTGTGCCGTGAAAGCTCCACTAGCTCTGCCACCGTCATCAACTGCATCGACGAAACGTCCTGGTGCGCGTACCGACCCAGGAACGCATACAACCTCATGATCTGCTGGGCATGCCCCGTCTCCGAGTGCCCCAACGACAGCGCCAGCGCGCCAAGGCAGGCTAGACGACCTCCGCCTGCCTGCTCTGAAGAAAAACCGAGATGTCATCCTGCGCCGGATTGTGGAGCTGGTTGTAGGCCGCCATCACGAAGGAACGCGCCTTCGGGTGCATCGTCTCCCAAGCCTTGTCGATCGACCCGTCAGCCGCACTCAACTCCACACCATTCACAGCGCGCAGAGACTCCTTCGGCATCTCCCACGCCAAACGAATCGGATCGTTCATGGCCCGCTTCGTCGCCATCATCTCCTCGCCTGCCGTCAACTCCACCAACGTCACGCTCTTTGTGTCCAGTGCCGCTGCGATCGCTGCCGGCAAGGTGTACGTCCACTTGATTCTACTCATTGTTGATCCTTCATCCTATGAGTGGGGTTGATCTCGTTCAGTACATGAACGAAACGTCGGAGGACTCGAAGTCGAGCGTGGCCGAGCCATAGTCGCTGCGCGATCCGAAGCTGAGGGGCAAAGCACCGAACTCCACGTCGCTCACCAGGATGCGAGGGCGCTGCCCACCTGGAAAGTTGAGCGTGGCCTTGATGTTGATCTTCGTGCCAGGCGTGCGCCTGCGCGCCTTGTCGACGATGGCCTGGTAGACCTTCATCACTTCCTGGTTGTCGAAGTGCAACTCGATCTTGCCCGACACGCCCTTGAAGATGCTGTCCTTGCGCTCCGTGGTCTCGCCAAGGTAGCCCTCCGACATGATCTCCGTGTTGAGCGTGACCTCGAAGCTCCGCACCGAGGTCATGTTCGTCTTGGGAGCGCCATCGACGACCACCAAAACTTCTACCTCTTGGCCCTTAATTCTGGCTGCCACGTCTTGCCTCCCCTTGTTGTCCAAAAACGAAAAAGCCCGCAAGACCTCAAGTCCCGCGAGCCCTATCCCCCTCGCGACGAGGAGTGCAGCTGCGCCTGTGCAAGCGCCCCCAGAGTGGCCCGAGGGCGCGCCCTGCGTCAAGCGCCCCGCACAACCGCGCAAAACCGACCCTGCAAGCGCGCTTCCTGCCCGTAGCGCTACCCGCGGCCCCCAGCACGCGCTAGCGCGCTACAGGGGCGCACAGGGGCCCTGTGCAAGTTACAATGCGGGTGTAAAGCTACGCTGCCTGCAGAATGGTGACGTTCTCACCGATCTCGCACTGCAGGACGATGAAGTCGCTGGTAGGCGTGAGACGCGCGCGCACGATGAGCACATAGATGCCCTTAGCGGCGAGTGAAGGCGTATTGCCGCTCTTGTCATCGATCTGGTAGGCGTCGATGCGCTGAGCGGAGGGGTTGTTGGGGCTCAGCAACTCGAGCATGAAGGCGTCTGCCTCACCCACTGCGCCGTCCTTCAGTTGCTGCGTCTGCGGCAACTTGCTGAACTGCACGAGGCGCTCGGCGAGGCTGTCCTCAATGAAGTCGGCCATGCGGCGGCGATTGATGTTCTTTTCGCCGCTTGTCAGCGACGTGGTGATGCCGGACTGGTAGATGGCGCCTGCCGTACGGTCCATCCGCAAGGCCATGATGCCGGCAGCGCGCAGTGCCGTGTACTCGTTGAGACCGAGCCCGGACACGCCGCGCTGAAAGCCGAGCACGCTGGACATCAGCGTCTTCACTGGCTCCGCTGCCTGGCCAGGGTTGCGCTCGGGCGGCAGGTTGGAGAGAACGCTAGCCGCGCGAAAGTCACTGGGCACGTCAAGGACGCCATCCACCGTGGTCATGCTGTCCGCCGTGCGTGTCCTGATGTTGGCCGCTTCTGGGATGTAGGTGCGCTCGCCTGGCCACGCATAGATCACGCGCTCCGCGCGTGCTGCGCCAACGCCTGGCGTTGCGTCCTGCGTCGCCACAGCCACAGTCTGCTGTCCGAGGTCTGGGGAGAGCACGGCCATCCGACCACGACCGCGCCCGCTGGAGTCGAGAACGTGCGAGCGAAGCTTGGTACGGATCACAGAAGTGGTACGAGCGGAGACCACGATGTTGATGTCCCTCACCGGGTCGTCGTCGCTCAGCAGCGCATCGATGGCGGTGGCGTACGGCGCGTCGAACGTCGTGGCTGCTGCCGGGTTGAGGCCTTGCAAGGCGGCCGAGAACGGCGTGGTCGCGTTGGCATGCAGCCTGGTACCGAGGCCGCTGAGCGGATCCCAAGAATCTCCCGTGGTCGCGGCCGGCACGGATAGAGGCGCGATCACCAGCGCAGCCGCATACGGCGTGCCGTCCACCTGGAGGCCGAGCGTGCTGGTGATGGGCCGAATGGGGGTCGTGTACCCGCCGGACTGCGATGCGCTGTAACCGCCAGGCGTCGTGACGCCGGGAACGGTCACAGGTGCCGAGTCCGCGTCGCTCCCGTAGTGCAGGCGCCACGGCAAGCTGGCCGTGGTGGCGATGATGGCGAACGTGGCGCCATCCAAGCGCTCGATGGTGAGCGTGGCGCTCGCCGCAGCCGGGTCAACCTGGACGCGGTACGTGCCGGCGTCGGACACAGGCGCCTTAGCCCCTGCGTTGTTGTAGCCGATCACGATAATGTCGCCCTTGCGTGCGCCAGTCGTCCCGTCAGGGCGCGCGATCAAGTCCCAGGCAGCAGGCCCCGTGAATGGCTGCGTGACGGCAGTGCCTGCAGTGGTGAGCGTACCGCCTACGCCGCGGGTGATTGGGTCCAAGGCCGTGAACGACACGCGCTTAGCGAGGCGCAGGCGGCCGACGCCCGAGCGAAACTCGCGCCCTGCGGCCACGCCGGCCGCCAGCACGGGCACCACGGGATTGGAGTCAGACGTGGTTCGGCACAACGGTAGATCGCGAAACACGCGACAACCGCTGACTGACGCGAGGTTGACCGGTGCGACCACCAAACGGCTGAACTTCTTGTTGCGCAGGGCGACGAACAAGTTGCCGCCGCTGACACCGAACTCGCCAAGCGTCTCGTCAAAGCCGCCCACTTTGTTGATCAAGTCCTGGGAGCTGAAGATCTCCTGCGGCTGGATCTTCGTGGTGATCTGCCCCACGGTATCCGAAACCGTTGCGTAGGTCATGTCTGAGCACTCCCCTACGGCAGCGACGACACCTGTGCCTACCCCTTCGACTGAACCCGGTGGTGGGAGATCAATGATCGCCACACCTTCGATCTGCGTGATGACTTCAGTACCTGGTGCATATCCGAACCGACGAATAAAACCGCTCACGGGAGCCTCCTTGTTGTTTCTGAGCCCGGCCTGCCATGAGCCCTGGGCGAGAGCCTATCCGAAAAGGCCGTTACAGCCTAGGCGTCCTCCACGCTCACGACCGTACGGATGTCGAGGGCGGGCACGGCGCCAATAAACCTGATCTGCGGCACAGACGCGCCGATGGTGAACGAGGCTAGGCGCCACCTGCGGCCCGCCTGTTCCGCGCTGTCTTGGATGTTGAGTGAGTCCTTCAGAAACGTCCCCACGGCATTGTGGTAGTGGGGGAGCCTCAGGCGAAAGCCGCCCATCCAGTCCACCGGGTCAAACGCGTCTTCCAACATGGCCACCAGAGCCGTGCGGTCTTCCTTGTTCGTGCACCACACGTCCACCGTGTACGTCTGCACGAACTCGGCCACGCGCTGCAAAGAGCGGCCATCTGGAAGCACCTCACGGATCGTGGCAAGGGAGTCCCCGTCGTACGCTCCCGGCGACTCGGAATACACGACAGCGGAAGGGTAAATGGAAATCCCCTCCGGCTCCGCCCACCCTTCGAGCACCCTCAGCAAGCGCACGCTCGTGCCACCCTCCCAGCCCATGTGGAGCTGTGAAATGTACTCGCTGAGGCCGCGCGCAAGCGCACCCCAGCAATCCGTCTCCCGGCGCGCTGTGAACGGGATGTCGTACTCGGGATCTGTGATCAAAGCCGTGCCAACGGCCTCGGTCTGCTGGTAGACCTCATCATCCGCGCCACTCATCGTGTCCTCGCGATTGCCGCCCGCAGCTTCTCTTGCACCGTGCGGGTTACGATCTTCATGGCCTTCGCCTGCACCTTAGGGTCGCGGGCGACAGGGCGGGCTTTGATCCCCTTGATCCCGATCTTCCTTGCGACGAGGAACGCAACTGAGCGCGCCTCCTTACCGCGCACCCCGAACTTGTCCCGCACCCACGGCACGAGCGCATCTACAGGCGGCCTACGTGCGCCTGCGCGTCTCCCAAACTCGATCACGCTCGCGTAGGGCATCTTGTTGTAGATCCTTACGGAGCTTGGGATGTTGCCTATCACCATGCGCCAGCCACGCGCAAACTTCTGGCGGTGGAAGATCTTACGCTTCAGCGTCTCCGCCTCCATGTACTCCCGCACCAGCTTGCCTGCGGTGCGCATGGACTTGGCAAAGACAGCTTGGCGCATGGCGCGCCCAAGCGTCGCTTCGTAACGAGCAAAGCCGGAGATCGGAATGCGCACTGTGCGCGTCATCTCGCGCATCACTACGTAGTCGTAGTCAGGATCAAACGGCTCAGCCATCATCCCCTCACATCACCGTTGCGCATCCGGTCTTCGCTGACCTTGAGCAGCGAGATCTTCCACTGGAACGCGAGCGCATCGAGGGATGGCGCCGACTTGGGCACGAACCTGCGCCGTGGCCCGAGCCCGTCGACGCGCGGAAAGCGCACCTCCCAGTAGAAGTTCTGGTCGGCGGAGATCGCTGCGCCGTCGTCAGGACGCCCTAGGAGGTAGTCTTCCGTGTACTTGGGGCTGATCTCCGTCACACGGAGAGACCCAGCGTCGTCTGTGCCGATTGCGGACAGGTCACGGCTGAGATCCGTAAGGTCGGAGATCTTCGGCGTCGGCAAGATCAACTCCTCACGCACCACCTCTTCGACACCGCGGCCGCGCGTGCCGCTGCTCCAGCTCGTCCACACCAACATCACCTGGTACGGCCGGGCGCCGAGGCTCGTGTAGAGATCGCGAATGCAGTCCACCGTGCCTGTCATTGAGGCGACGAGCGTGCAGTTGATCGCAGAGCCCGAGAGCACGGTCGGGTCGCACTGGCACACCTGACTGCCGCAGCTCACACAACATGCCATCTCAGCTACTCCACAGAGGCGCTGCTATTGAGCGCCTGTTCTGCGGCCTTCTCCCAGGCCTCGATCTTCGCAAAGTCGCAAGCCGTTGCCCAACGATGCACTTCGGCTGCCTGCAGCACGTCCCTCAGCCGCTTGCAGTGCCTCACCAGTGCGCCGCGCCCCATGACGGTGAAGTCTGGCTCCTTCGTTGTCATCCCTGCACCGTGACGTGGGAGCCGGGCCCCTTGCGCTGCGTCTTCACGCTGAACGGGTACTTGGGGACGCCGAAGATGTCTGCAAGCCGAGACGACCAGCGATCGTACTCCTTCTCCAGCAGATCGGGGTGGTTGGCGCGGAGCGTCATCTCACCCAACTTCTCCACGACGAGCTGATCGACAGCGCACACCATCTTGTCCTCGATCTTGTCGAGGATGCTCACAATCTTGCGCACGCGATCAAGCGCGTTCGACTCGACGAGGCCCGACATAGCGTCTTCGAGCATGAAGACCGTCTGCACTGGGCGCGGCAGCCCGAACTGCAGTGATGCGGCGAAGCCTGAGGCTAGATAGCCGAGGTGATACCTTACCCTGCTCTTTTCAGCGTCGGTGAGTAGTGCCATACGTGGCGCCCTCCTGTCGGCGCTTCAAAGAACCAGTTTACACCTTCTGTTTGAGGACCACACCGCGCTCGCGAAAGCGCTCGATGGCGCCGTCGCCGTAGCTGTCTTCACTCAGCTCGCCGCCGGCCTTCAGCCGCAGCGTCTGCGGGCCCCAGGACACGGTGATGTCTTGCTCTACGATGAAGACATCTGCGCACCTCACCACGCTCGGGTCTGCGATGGTGGGCTCGAGCACAGACGCAGCAGGCGCAAGCCCTCCAGCAGCCGGTGCCGCTGCTGTTGCCTCGCCGCCCGCCTTAGCCGCCTCAATGGGGTCGATTGCAGACGACCCGAGTTTCGAGACTGCCTGCGCCGCGAGATCTTCGAGGGCGCGCTTGGGCGGCGGAATGGTGGGCTTTGCCATGGTTCTTGCTCCTTACGAACGAGGTTTGCGTAGCGGACCCACACGAGAGGTAAGGCCGCTACGCAAACCTGTAGCCGCCCAACCTCTCCCCGGCCATGTGAACAGCAGGGCTAGGAGAAGTTGGTGGCTACGGGAAAGTTGATCTCATTCCCCGTGCTCAATGACGTTGAACCTCTTGAAGCGCGCCGAGCTGCCGGTCGCTGCATCGGTGCGTAGCGGCCAGTCGCCCATGAACTTCCAGCTCGTGGAGACCTGATCCTGCAAGCGGTTCAGCGGCGCGCGGATGATCATCTGGATACGATCCGAGAAGATCTCGATGCCGTTGTTGACGATGCGCGGATCGGCGACGGCACCCGTGATGCCTGCCTCCGTGATCAGCGCCTGCAGGTCGGAGTAATACTCCATCACGCCGCCCTGCGCGGTGAACAGCATGCGGTGGACCTTGTTACCGCTGGAGAGGCCGTTGTGGTACAGCTCTCCGACGAAGGGATCGCGCTGGTCGTACACCGCCGTGGCGCCGCCGATGATCGTGTCAGCCGTGGGGCACTCCGAGTTGCGGAAGAACACGGTGTTGAGCAGTTCGCCAAGCGCGAACTGCTTGTACATGTAGTAATCCGGCATGGAGGTCAGCAGGCGCTGGAACTCCAGGTCACCAAAGATCTTCGCCTGCGAGGTGGGGTCGATGTGGCAGTGAAACCGTCCATCGCTGTGCTCCGGGACGTTCTGCTGCCAGAAGTTCGCCACCGTGGTGCGAATGTCGGACAGGGTGGGGCTGTCGCCCGTCACGTCGTCCACCTTGAAGCCGCCGCCGGAGCGAGTGATGGCGGTGCGGTCTGCCGAGTACACATAGCCACGGTCGGCGACCGTGACGGCCGCGTCGATAAGCAAGATGCCCGGACCTTGCTCGTCGCCAGCCGTGTCGGGCGTGAACCCGATCACGTTGCGAACCACGTCGGCCGGCGAGGTGTCGCGGATGGTGACGGAGAGCGGGTTGGAGCTGCTCACCAGGTCGAAGCGCACGAGGGACGCGCCCGTGATGGCCGGATTGCGCGCGCGGGTGAATCCGTTGAGGCGCTTGACGCGGAGCGAGGTGACAGCGGCCTGCGCGCCATCCGAGACCGTCCAACCTGCGAGGGCCGCGGCGTACATGCGGTTACGAACGATCGAGTTGATCGTGCGCGCCGCCTGCATCCCAAGCTGGTGCGCGTTGCGCAGGAACAGGTTCACGATGGCCACCATGCTGGTGGGCATGTGGGTGTCGATCGTGCCCGCGTACTGCTGGAGCTGCGCGGTCCACTGCTCCATGGGATACGTGGCAGGCGTCGGATCTGCGCCGGGCGTGAGCGGGCGCGTATCCACCGGGATCAAGCCAGGGGCGCTGAAGATCTGGGTGTCGCCGATCCCCGCCGGCCACGGCACAGGGCTCGCCTCACCTCGAAACATGAGGCGGGGAAAGAGCGCGTCGTGGAAGGACCGTTCAAGGATGTTCTCTTGAACGATCTGCCGAACCTCTGGAGTCTGCAGGATAATGGAAAAATCAGGCATGGTTTCCCTCTGGCGGTGGCGCTCCGCAGCGCCAGGTCAATGACGAAATGTACAGACCCGAACCACCAGTATCAAGAAAATCAGAGGCCAGAGCCCTTACGCTAGCATGCCGCCGGTGGCAGGATCAGACAGGCCTCGCTTGCGCAAAAGAGCCTGGAAATCCTGAGGCGACATGGCCTTGGCATCTACCTTCGACGCGGCATTCGGATCAACCGTCTTAGACGGTGCGCCGGGCTTTGCCGTAGGCGTGTTGCCAGTGCCTGTGGTCACCGGCCGCTGCTCCACCTGGTAAAGGTGGGGATGCGACTGGCGCAGCTGTTCGCGGAAGAACTTGCCTTCATCGAACCCCTGCAGCTCTGCTTCTGACATGCCTTTGATGGATCGCTTGAGGACTTCGACTGCATAGTCGACGTCCACCACGCCTGCATCCTTGGCCGCGAGCTTCAGCTCAGTGGAAACTTCCTGCTCGATGAGCTGTTGTTTCAACTGCCTGTTCTCGCGCTCGGTCTTGGCGTTCGCTCTATTCAAGCGCTTCTTCTCATCGAGAGCTTTGTCGCGGGCTACGGTCAGCTCGCGCTCCTTCTGAGAGGCCAAGGCCGAGGGGTCCTGTGCCGCCGGCTCGGCAGCCGGTTGCGCAGGAGCGGCAGGGGCAGGCGCGGCAGGCGGTGTGCCTGCGCGTGTCTGCTGTACGAACGCCTTCATCTCTGCGTGGTTCGCGAAGCCGAGGCCTTGGGCCTCCACATCGAGAGCGCGCAGAGCGTCGGTGCGTCCGCGCTCGCGCTCCTCAGCCTTCAGATTCTTCATGGCGGACGAGGGGATGGTGAGCACCTTCGGCTCTGCCGAAGGTGCTGCCGGTGCCCCTGCACCTACCGATGCCGGTGCAGGTGCGCCTGTGGGGGCGTGGGCCTGCGTCGGATCTACTGCCTGAGGAACTGCGCCTGCCGCGGTCAGATCTGGAGTGACTGTGGCTGGTGTTGCGGGTGCTGGTGCTGCTGACGATACTTGAACTGGATCCATGCTGCGCTCCTACTAGCCCTGCTCACCCGTCCGGTTACCGACTGTTCACCGCCGTCGTCTATCGCGTGGTAGGACGACAGGATCACTGTCGGGCCTTATTGGGGTGCAGATGGATTTGGTTTGGTTACGAAACTACGATCACTTGGATCATTCCAAGTGATCAGGAAAGGGGTTGGATGTCCGTTGCGTCCGGCGCCACGGCGGCGCGTGGGGTGTAGACGAGCACGAACGCAGTGACGCCTGCCTCGAAGGTCAGCGTCTTGCCATCATCCGAGAGCTTGGCGACAGTGGCAGAAGCGGTCGCCCCTGCATCGCCAATCTGCCGAAGGCCTGCGG